TGATATAGGTCGCCGCTCGATTTCGTTTAAAATATGCTCGGCTCTTTGGTCGAGTTTGTCTTTTTCTCGTCTCATTTACTGCAAAGACTGATTTGAGTCTCAAATGTAATGCAAAAACCAAAAAGAAACGAACGTAATTTGTAGCATGGATTTGAAATATGTTGAAAATTTTGCAAGCGGCAAGGTCGTCTTGCTTGTTTACGGCGCGATCGGTGTAGACGAAAAAACAGGCGAGGGCGTGAGCGGCTCAATGTTTGCTCAGGTTCTTAACTACCTACAACACGATCCCGAGGTGCACGAGATTGAAGTGAGGGTAAATTCTCACGGCGGCACCGTTCTCGACGCTCTCAATATTTTCAACGCAATACGGTCATCGAGCAAGCCTTGCAATACGGTTATTGACGGCATTGCAGCCTCATCGGGCGGGCTTGTGGCAATGGCTGGGCACAAGCGAGCAATCAACGATTTCGGTCGGTTAATGATTCACGCCCCGAGCTTGCCCGACAAGGCGAGGTCAGAACTTGACGAGAACACCGTCAAGATGCTCGACCAATTTCAAGACCTCATCGCTGATCTTTTGACAGCGAATTCAAAGCATAACAAGGCTCAGATCATGCAAATGATTAACGCCGAGACATGGTTCAACGCTGAGCAAGCTCTCGCCGCTGGTTTTGTCGATGAGGTGCTTGATACAGGTCGCAAATTTGAGGAAATATTCAACGAGCTCGATCTCAGAAATGCCGATTTGAGCCTCGTCGTCAATCAATTAACAAACAAAAAACACATCGAAAAGATGGAAAAGATCAAAGACACCCTCGGGCTCGATAAAAGCGTAAACGAGGACGTTGTTAACGGCGCGGTTGCTAAAATCGTCAACGAAAAAACTCAAGCCGAACAAGCCCTTGCCGCTGAAAAAGCGGCTCACGATGCAACGAAAGCAAAACTTTCAGACGCACAAAATCAAGCTAAAGCCGTGAACGACGCCTCGGCTATTTCGTTCGTTGAGAACGCGATCAAAGAGGGCAAATTCACCGCCGACAACAAAGAGGCACTCATTGCGCAAGCAAAGAATGATCTCGACGCGTTCAAAGCTCTCACCGAGTCAATCGCTACACCAGCGAAACGAATTACCGACGTAATCGACAAAAATGGCGACGTTAAAGACGCTCTTGCTGGCGAGATTGTAGACGGTAAGCTCGACGGTAAAACTTTGCGCGAGCTTGAGAAAGAAAACCCCGCAAAGGTTTCGAACCTCATCGAAAAAGAGCCCGAAAAGTACAAGCAAATGTTTGTTGCTCAATACGGATCGGCGCCTAATTTTTAAACGCTTTTAGCGCTCAATTCAATTTTTTTTCAATCATTCACACACAATAAAAACATGAAAACAATACTTTCTTTTATGAGTGCTTTTTTGATCGGCGTCGTGTTGGCGACCGTGGCGAGCACTTTCGGGATTGACATCAACCCAATCGCGGGCGGGGTCACAACGACTACCTTGCTAACCTTTACGGGTGTGCATTCATTCGTCACCAACGCCTCGAATATCGGCACAATTTGCGCTTTGCAAAAAGAGATTTGGGTCGCCGACATCATGGAAAATCTATTTCTCGGCAATGAATTTATAACGAGGTCAATAGATGACGCGGGGTATATCAATAACTCAATTGTTCACATACCTCAAGCGGGCGGCGCTCCGAGCATCGTTAAAAACCGTGCGGTGTTTCCAGCGGCGATAACAGAGCGAACCGATACAGAGCTCACGTATAGCGTTGCCAACTTCACAACTGACCCGATACGAGTGCGTAATTTTGACGAGGTTCAAGTATCTTACCAAAAGCGAGCCTCAGTTCTCGGCGAGCACGTGAGCGCTTTGTCTGAGCGAATGGGTGACGAGGTTGCTCAGATTTGGGCACCGTCAGCCGACGCCTCTCTTGTATTTAGAACAACAGGCGCCGCAACCGCTGACTTGCCTCACGCAACAGCAACAGGCACTCGATTGAGATTGACGAAAGAGGATGTCGCACGAATGGCGAAAAAACTCGACAAAGACAGAATGCCGAAAGCGGGGCGAACCTTGCTTTTAAGCCCTGAGATGTATTACGAGCTATTTGAAATCGACCAACTTATCATTGCCGACGCAATGGGTCGAGTTGCTTTACCCGAGGGTGCAATAAACCGATTGTTCGGTTTTGACATCATGGTGAGAGACACAATCGTAACCTACAACAATGCCGCGGGTGGTGTTAAAAAAGCGGTCGGGGCGGCTGAGGCGGCAACCGATTGTCTTGGTGCGATCGCTTGGTCACGTTACGCGACGCGTCACGCGCTTGGCTCAATCGGTGTTTATCTTAACGAAAAACAGGCTGAGCATTACGGTGACATTATGAGCGCCGAGGTTAATCTTGGGGCGTCAGTCTCTCGAAGTGACTCAAAGGGTATCGTTGGCATCGCTCAAGGTTACGTTGCGCCATAACAAAGCCACATTCAAAAGATTTTTGAGAGGGCGATCTCTTTGGTCGCCCTTTCTTTCACCAATAAACCCAAGACGATGACAAAGTCGGAGCTTGAAAAAATAGCAAAAGCATTCATAAAAGGAAAAAACCCTAAGAATGCGAAAGGGTGTTTTGTAACGCCTGACGGCTCGGTTTTTTATCGAGATTACTCAGGAATGCAATACGCAAGGGCGGCGGCTGGCAACCCGAAAGACGTGCTTGAATTTGACGAAAATGGCGAAATCGTAACACCTAAAGACGCCAACGCTGAGCGGGTAAAGCTTATATCGAAAATTGCTGGCGATTCAAGTAACAAATACCGCGCCGAGCAATTGGCAAATCTCAGCAATGAGGGGTTGCGTAAGCTCGGCGACGATATTGTTTCACTTCAAAAAACAGACGGGCAAGACGATCTTGACATCGTTGACGATGCTATTGTCGTTTCAAAAGACGATGACGCGATCGACCTCGACAAAATGAAACACGGTGAGCTTGTTGAATTACTCAAAGAACTCGACCCGACTCACGAGGTCACAAAAGAGACAAAGGCGCAATTGAAAGACTTGATTGTTGCCGCCAATACTTTGACTGATTACGACGACAAGCGATTGATCGCAATGATTAAGGCGATCGACCCTGACATGATGCCCGACACCATGCCCGACGAGGACGTGACCAAGGTGTTAAACAACGACGAGCTCAAGGCGATCGTGCTCAATTTGCGCGACGAGGTCGAGCTCGATCAAGATATAAACGACAAAATGTTCGCTCTCGAGGCAAGCGGGGCGGTTGACGCCACGAATAACAACGAGGACAACGATCAAGACGTCGATAATTAAAAACCTCTTTAAAACACGTTAAAATGAACGATATTTCATTCAACAGAGGCAACGGGGCACTCGGGCGACCTTTGGCGTCACGTGATCACGTGAGTGCTTTTTGTTTCCCTATTCTTGACGCTGATATACCGATCGGTTTCACAACGAGTGACCGTATTAAAAAAGTCTTTTCGCTGGCTGAGGCTGAGGCTCTCGGCATATTATCAACCGACTCAGATACCGCAAAAGCTCACTATCATGTGAGCGAGTTTTTTCGAATGAACCCGAAAGGCGAGCTTTATATTTACCTTTATAGCTCGCTCGCTACAACGGCTGAGGTTTATTTGCAACCCGTTATTGAATATCCTGACAACGGCGAAATTCGTCAAGCGTCTGTTTGGATAAACGCTGTATTTGACACGGATGACGTTCTTGAGATTCAAGCGGTCGTTGAAGCGATGAGAGTCGTGCATCGACCATTTTCGGCGATTGTTGGTTTCTCTCTTTTCGCTGGCGGTCACGATTGGAGCGCCGCCACCGACTTACGAGCGCTTGAGTGCGACGGCGTTAGCGTCGTTATTGGTGCCGACGGGGCTGGTCTCGGTTATTCTTTAGCAACGGCGAGCAATAACATGCCCGCAATTGGTGCCGTTCTTGGTGCTATTTCGGCGGCGTCGGTTCACGAGTCGATCGGTTGGGTCGCAAAGTTCAATTTTTCAAATGGCACCGAACTCGAAAAACCCGTAATCGGTGACAGAACCGACCTTGTCAACGATTTTTCTGACACGCTTTTAACCTCGTTAACCGCAAAGGGTTACGTGTTTTTCCGCAAGCACCTCGGCATTTCGGGCTCTTACGCAAACGACTCAGCAACCGCCGATCTTGCAACGTCTGACTATGCTTACGTCGAAAATACCCGAACAATTGACAAGTCAATTCGAGGCGTGCGCACGTATCTTTTACCTCAATTGTCGAGCCCTGTCTACCTAAACACCGACGGCACTTTGAGAGAGGACACGGTCGCCAATTTAAGAGCCCTCGCGTTGAGAGCTCTCGATCAAATGCAACAAGCTGGCGAAATCTCAGCGCGTGAGGTAGTGATCGACCCAACGCAACCGATTCTCACAACGAGCACGCTCGTTGTCGGTATAAAAATCGTACCCGTTGGCGTTGCGAGAAATATCGAGGTGAATATCTCTTTCGCTTTAAAAGTTAGTTAAACCCATAAACACGTAATTCAATGACACCAAACAACACCCCATTGATAAACGGGCGAGCTTACGATTTCGCTCAAATTGTTGTGAACGTGCTCGGCGTGCCTCTTATGGGCATTTCGAGCATAACATACGCCGAGGAACAAGAAAAAACGAACAATTTCGGAGCTGGCAAGTGGGCGGTATCGAGAGGGCACGGCGCGGTCGAGGCAAGCGCCTCTCTTGACATTCACATGAACGACATCGAGGCAATGCGCGACGCGGCGCCAAATGGTCGCTTACTTGACATACCGCCGTTTGACATTACGGTCACATTCTTAAATGAAAATAAGGTCGTGACCCACACTTTGAAAAATTGCGAATTCACAAACGATGGGGTCGATGGCTCTCAAGGCGATACGCAATTGCAACGCTCGTTTGATCTTGTACTCTCACACGTCGAATACAGGTAAAAACCTCGAGAATTTGTTATATTTGCGGGTATTAACCCCGTAATTTTTCAAAAATGGACAACACAAAAAACACCGCCGCGAACTCGGACGAGCAAGCGGCGGTTAATTATCCAAATGGCGCCGAATTTGTGATAACAATGGAGGACGGCGAAACGCTGTTTCTCAAGGGTATCAATCGACAGGTACTCGGTATAGTTTTAGGCATGATCATGCCCTCATCGGGTCAACCTGACTATATACGAGCTGGCGAAATTATTCTTGAAAATTGTGCGATCAAAAATGCTGGCGATTACGACGCGATCAAAAAAAACGAGATGCTTTACGTCGGCGCTTGCTTTCAAGCTTATCAATTGATTGAGCTAAAAAGCGGCTCAATAAAAAAGCTTTAAGCCGTTTCGATCACCTCGTCACCTCGGCGAAAGACATGAAAGCGCATGAGATCGCTAAAATCGAGGCGCTCGTGCGATTTCACTTCAAAGTTGACCCGACAACTTTGAGCGATGACGAACTCGGGCGGCTTTGGGGCGATTTGCGATTCGCTCTTGAAATTGAAAAAATGAGAACGGGCTCTCATAACCCAATACAATAAAGGCAATGACACACGTCGAGGAAATCGTTTTAAGGCTCAAAGATCAATTTAACGCGGTCATGGGTCAGGCTGAAAAAAACACGAAAAAAACCCGTGAGCAAACGACCCAGCTCGGCGGTCAACTGAGAAATCTACAAAAGACAGCCGTGAGGGCTTTCGGGGCTTTTGCGACTGTCCAGCTTATAAAAGGCGTCGCAAATCTTGGTATCGAAATGGAGCAAACGAGGGTCGCTTTTTCGACCTTTCTCGGCGATGCTGACAAAGCAAACGCAACAATCAAAGAGCTCAATGAATTTTCAAACGTTACGCCGTTTACTAACGACCAAGTAATCGCGGCGGGCAAGAGCTTGCTCGCGTTTGGTACGCCCGTTGAAGCGTTAAAAGGTCAGCTCAAGGCGATCGGTGATATTTCAGCGGGCACGGGCAAAGATTTTAACGAGCTTACAACCATATACGGGAAAGCTCAGATTGCGGGCACGCTTTACGCTGAGGACATCAATCAACTCGTTGAGGCTGGTATACCTATCATTGGCGAATTCGCTAAACAATTAGGGGTCAATGAAAGCGAGGTAAAAAAACTCGCGAGTGAGGGCAAGATCGGCTTTGGTGAGTTACAAACAGCGTTTCAGAACTTAACGGGCGACGGTGGTACGTTTTTTAACCTTATGGAAAAACAAAGCAAGACCGTCGGCGGGCAAATTAGCACATTGAAAGGTAAAATCGGCGACGTCGGTGTGACTATTGGCGAGGCTCTTTTGCCTGTAATTCAAAGCGTAATATCAAAAGTCGCTTTGCTTACCGAATGGGTAAGCAAAAACAAAGACTCTATTGCGTCATGGGTACCGATAATATTAAAGCTCGTCGGCGTTGTTGCTGGTGTTATTATCGCGATCAAGGCTTGGATGTTTGTACAAACGATACTTAATTTTTTATTGACCGCGAACCCGATCGGTATTATCATTGTAGCAATCGGGGCGCTCATTGCTATCGTTGTGTTGTGGCGAGATCAAATTGCCGACGCAATAGAGTCAAACAGCGCTCTCGGTGTAGCTTTAAAGCTTGCGTTTTTCCCTTTGATAGCTTTAATTAAAGCGATTGTTTGGCTTTATGAAACGATAAAAACTTGGTTAACAACAACGGAAACGGGTCAAAAAGTTGTCGAATTCTTTAGGACTCAAATG